CATGGCTCGAGGGTGTGAACGGAGCAGGTACGACCACATTGTTCGGCGACTTGTAGTCACGCGCCGACAGCGTTATGGCTGACCGTTGTTCAGCCCATCGCTCGAAGCCACTATTTCCAAAGCCTGTTGCAACTGCTCCGGCAGGGTCTTGCCCCTTCTGTTTGCCCTTCGCAGGATTCCTTCGGCGGCTTTCGCCGACAGCAAGTATTTGCTCGCCACATCGCTCGGCGGTTGCAGGATCAAAGCAAGCGAGGACGAACACTCGTCTACGCCGCTGGGGGACTCCGAAGAACTGTGCATCGAGGACTGCCCATTCAACGAGACACGCCCCCAACCCAACCATTTCTTGGAGGACTGCCTCAAAGTCGTCACCATCTCGGCTGGACAAAGCTCCGACGACGTTCTCCCAGATTGCCCATCGGGGAAAAGTTCCTCTTGTTGCATCTCTCATCTCCTTGATGATCCGTGTGGCCTCGAAGAACAGACCACTTCTTCCACCTTCCAAACCAGCCCGCTTGCCGGCGACCGACAAGTCCTGGCACGGCGATCCGAACGTGATCACATCGACGACTGGCAGTTCCCAACCACGCACGTCGGACACGTCTCCCCATCTCGGCACATCAGGCCAATGGTGGGCGAGTGTCTGCTGGCAATGCGGATCCCATTCCACCTGCCAGCCACACTTCCACCCAGCCTTCTCCAACCCGAGGGAGAACCCGCCGACACCGGCGAACAACTCCCCGAAGCGCATCAGAACGGCTCTTCTTCGTCCAACAGTTGCGCGTTCGGGAACTGCTGCTTGACCTGGCGCATGGTGTTCTCGGTCTGGTCTGCGTACGCGGGACGGAACCGCACGTCGAGGGCAACCGACTCAGCAACGATGTCAACCGACATACCCTTGCCACCGTCCTTGCGTTCGTACGTTGACTTCTCGAGACGACCGTGGACGGTGACACGCACACCCTTGGTGATCGAAGCCGCAACGTTCTCGGCCATGTCGCCGAAAACCTTCACGTCGTGGAACGTAGTCTGCTTCTTGTCGTCCTTGCCGTATGACGTGGCGACGGAGAACACGCAGATCGCGGTCCGGTTGTTGGTGTAGCGGATCTCGGGATCCTTCGTCACGTTCCCCGTGATGATGATGGTATTCATTGCTCCCCTTTCAAGGTGAGGTTGATCTGCTGCCACCGTTTCTTGCGACAGCTGTGTGTTGGTGGTACTGACAGTCGAACGAAAACTTTCACGGTGACACCACAGAACCGGCAGACCCATTCGGACTGCTTGTTCGCCATTGATACCACGGTGATAGTCCCCTCTCGACGCTGTAGGTTCTCAACGCTAGTGCAGCGGTGAGATTGATTCGTGGATTCAGAAGATCCTCACGATCCTTGATGATGCCCAGGTCACGAAGATACCGAACCCATGACACATCATTGATCTGAAGTAATCCCCAGTCTTGGGAAGTTACCTCGCCCTTCGTATTACGGTTCCTACCGATGCTTGTCGGCTGACACCGGCTTTCGCGGTGAAGCACCAGCCTGAGCATCCATCGGTCGGATTTCGGCCAACCCACCTTCCTGGCGAGGTTGACGTACTTGGTGCAGGCTTCGCTGTAGCGGCCCTCTAAGGGGCTTCCAGCGGCCTCTGCGGGGCTTGTGGCTAGTAGGGACAGGGACAGGATTGCGGGGGTCAGGATGCGTTTCCGCATGATGGCTCCTTTCGACAACGGACAAGGTCAGTTAGTTCCCATAAACCTCCGATCTGTATGACACAAAGGACTACCCTAGCAGGAAGGGCAGCATTGCCATCGGCTCGAGATCGTCCTGCGGGATCCAGTACGTCTGACGTTCCCGCTGATACTGCTCCTGCTTGGCATCGACACCAAACTTGAAACCTTTCAGATCGACCGACGACTCCCTGACGATGGCCAGAATGTACGGCGATTGATCCTTGTCGGCTTCACGCACCAGCAGATGGGCATCGGGCCACGTCGATGACCGCACCTCGTACCGACCCACGTCACCAGGCAGATCAGCGAGACGTTTGTTCGTCGCCGGCTGCCAATGAATGTTCAGATACTTCGACACCGCGTACTCGCCCATCATGCCGATGATGTCAATCTCCCAAAAGTTCCGACGCTCATCCGCGCCATACAACTGGGGACGATTCTTCTTCAGGCTCGAGATACGACGCTGCACACCAGCCGTGGCTGCGTGAAACAGTTCGTACTCGTCAAGCTCTACGACGTTCCGAGAGTTCGATGACTTCTGCTCCATGATCCCTCCTCGCATAGTGCAGGGTCGCATACCCCTTCAGTAGGTCAGCACCGAACCGGTCACGGAACGTGGCACACCAATGATCCTTTTCGGCTTCGGTCATGTCGCCCCACCTGCCGAACACGATGCCAATCTCGGCTCCGCTTCCGATGGCCATTACTGCACCTCGTAGATTTCGTCGCCGTTCTGCATGAACTTGATGATCATCTCGAGGTCGCTGATCCGACGACGTGCGGCATCCCGCTCTGCGCGGGCTTTCCAAATGTCATCGAGCATCTCCATCGAGTTCTCCCAGATGATGCGGTCACCAGCGGCATTGAGTTTGTCAACCATTGCGTACCTTCTCCCAGTCTGCATTGTGCAGTTCTCTGAACTTCATCTCATATTTGCGAGGTATACCAAACCATCCGTTTCTTATGTCGTAGGCCAGTTCTTTCCACTTGCGCAACTGTTCAATCTCATCAGCGGCTTCCTTCATATCCTCAATTTCGTCAGGCAACAGTTCACAAGTAACAAGAGATGCGTTGTAGGAAGTCCGTAGTCGGGTCACAATGTCATCACTCACCACGCACCGCCTCGTCGTGCCTGCGCCAAGCAGCAACCCAATACACATTGGAAGGGGTAGTTACCCCATTCGCGTTGTCCAACTTGTCAAGCGTCTCTCGTAAGTCGTCAATCTGGCGTTCTGCACCGTTGACCAACTGGTTGGCAATACTCCGCCACTTGTCCAACTCCGCCTGCAACTCGGCGTACGCCGGACAGTCCTGGCAGGTGTACGGGACACCGCTCTGAAAAGGTCGCCACTTCATCAGTAACCAGCCTCCTTCAGCAGATCAACCCACCACGACACCGGCATCACGGCGTACCAGTCACCCACCTGCAAAGTACCCCTGCGCTTGATGACAGCCACACCAGTCTCAGCGTTGGCATTGTTCACTTCCTCCTTCAACTCCGAAACAAACTCGGCCAACGTGATCGTCTTGTGATCCTTCACCTCGATGACCACCCCAGGAATCCCCGTGATGTCACCCTTGTCCAACGCCCCGTGCAACGCTCGACGCTCCGCATACGGGAAACCGTTCTGGCGCAAAAACTCCACGACACCAGTCTCGGCCCGCGTCCCCTTAGCCCTCTGCTTGCTCACCCATTTCCTCTTTCCTCATGGCGAGATACTCGCAACCGTTGAAATGTCCGGTCATGGACGACAGCACCAGCACACCGCAGGCGCAAAGCGTGATCGGAACCGTACCCTTGTCGGTCGTCAACCGAAACGAAACGACCTGATCAAGCTGCATCACGTTTTTTCTCCGCATCCTCGTATGACACGATGGCGTAGAACCAGCCCTCACGGTCCTCGATGTGCAGGTTGTAGAACCTTTCGGCCACAGCCTGCCACCGCTTCCGCTCGGCAACCTCTTCACGCAACTGTTCAGTCAGCGATTCGATAGCCCGCTGCGCGTCCCGTGCGTAATACTCCCAAATGTCGTCAGCCATGATCAGCCCCTCTCTGCTCGCACCGGTGGCAACCATGTCGCCCACGGATCGGGACGGGTAGCAACGTCCACTTGGACAATCTCCCCATCTTCCAAATAGATCGAGACGAGAATCTGCGAATTATCGCCCTGCGTCACGACGTACGGTCTGTATTCCTCGGTCATCGCTTCCCCTTCTTGTTGTTGTACTTGTGGATCCACCATCCGAGGATCAGCACACCAGCTGTCACGATGTAGCCGGTCATCATCCAGCCCATCGCCTCCTCGAGAGTCATCAGACCGTACCCTCCTGCACCTGCTGAACCGCCTGCTTCAACAGCCGGCGGAACAGCGAGGAACGAGAGCAGTCGTATGCCTTGCACAGCAGATCCATCTCGACCTCCTGGCTGGGGTCGATGCGGAACGACACCATCTTGGACGATGGCTGCTGGCCTGTCGGGTCAACCGTTCTGCGATTCGGCATGACTAACCCTGCTTTGCTTTGAGGGTCTTGAACGCTTCACGCAGGGCTGCGAGGTCAAACTCGTAGATCGGTTCGTCCCAATCACGACCTGCCATTCGGGCCATCTCACGCACGTCAATGGCGTTCTTGGCACACGCTTCCTGCAACTGCTGACGCTGCTGCTTGGTTATCTCAACCAGCTCGTCCTCGTTCTCGGCTGGCTTCGGCTCAGGAATGTTGTTCGGAACAGCCATCTGGTTTTTTGCTGCCGTGCCGACCTTCTTCTGCGCCGGAGCAGGAGCAGGGGCTGGCTTCGGTGCGGACACGTCGTCCCATTCCTGCTTCGTCCAGAGTGCGAGGCAGATACCGAAACGCATCGCCGCGTTGCGGATAAAGTCGCTGCACAGCTCCTTGATCAAGTCGGCCTTGTTGTGCTGCACCGAGCCGATGCCGAGACGACGGATCCCGTGGATCGTCATCCAGCCAGCCATGTGAGCCATGCCGTTCTCGACGCGGTACGCCGGCAGACCCTGCTCGTCAAACGCGACAGGCTCCCACGTCCAGTTCTCATCGATCTCGATGAGCATCTTCGTCACATCGGCGTGACCGACAAAGTCGAGGGTCGCACCACCCTTCGGCAGTTTGCCAACGATCTTCGGATCCGGCACACCGTACTTTGCCAGGACATCGCCCAGCCCAACCTTCTTCTCACTCATCACTTTTCCCCTTTCAGAAGGAATGTTCTTGTCGTTGTTTCTTTCATATATTGCTTGGCAATGTCTGGGTTCTCGTCAACGAAACGCTTCTGATCGAACCGCTTGGTTGTCTTACCCTTCCACGTTGCGACTGGTGACCCGTTGATCGTTGCCACTTCCGCCGTGCCGATCATCTCGCACAGTTCGGCCTTCAACCGATCCTTGAGTTCTTCGTATGACTTCAGTTCCGAATTGACGTGACGCAACTGGTCAAACTTTTCGGCAGCCTCGGCAGGCAACTCTTTCGTCTCCGCAGGCTCAGGCTCAGGGAACCGCTGTGCGACAGTCTCGTATGACCACGTCACGCCGGTCGGAGTCATGCCCAACTCGATGCTGTTCAGCCACGCCTCACACGCGGCGACGTGTTCAGCCTTCTCAGCCTCGGTCACTTCCTGCTTGTGCAGGAACAACTGCATCGAAGAATCAAACACCGCCCACAAGATCTCGTCCACGTCGGCGCAGATCGCTTGGTGGATACCCTGAAACTTCCAGTAGTCGGGCAGTTCGCCTTCCCACGGCTTGTTGCGTGACTTGATTTCGACGACCTTGCGAACGCCGTTGTCCTCGTAGAACAAGTCAAGCGTGGCGATAAGCCTCGCACCCTTGTCGGTGTCGTAGCAGAACATCTCTTTCGGCTCTGCGTACTCCACGCCCGTGCGGTCGATCACCCAACGTGCGATGACCGGCTCGAGGTCCGTGCCACGTTGCATGGCCCACGTTGCCTTCTGTGGCAGCGGTGGCACACCTGCGAGCATCTCAGCTGCGTAGGCATCCTTCGGCACGAACGGGTGCTTGTCGTAGATCGCTGCACATGGCGATGCGCTGATACGCAGGTTGTGTTCTGCGTCCCAGTAACGATCCTCGAGCCACCCCTGCGAGCCGTGTGGCTGCTTGGCGATGCGGTATCTCTTGCTTCCCATTTCCCCTTCTCCTTTGTTAGGTGTATGACGTTACGCGGTCAACATACACGATGGGTGTCAGACAGACAACCTCTTCGTGAATGCCTCCATGAATTGGATGTGCCTCACCATCCCTTTCGGAATATGCAAGACGTGATCAAAGTCTAGGTCGGGGGTGTAACTCTGAGCGAGCGTGATGTGTTCGGGCTTGCCGCCCCGCTCCGGCTCAACGATGAAACCGCACGACTTGACCAGGTACTCGTCCTTGTCGTCGGCATCCAGTTCAGCCCAATGCTCCGCACCAGAATGGGCATCAGCCCAAACCACTACGACCGTCGGATACCCCTCTGCCTCTGTCATACCGCCACCCTAACAGGCGGGTGTCACGCGATCTGTTTATGGCGGATCAAGACCAAAAGTTCCTTCTCGACCGCCTCGACTGCCTTGATCAATTCGTCCTGCTCGGGGCCATGTGCCACAACGCGAGACAGGTATTTGTGTATTACAGAGAGTGTTTGTGCCGTCATAGGGATCGGCAACCTAGCACCCTGAAACGTACTAAATCTC